TGCATTCCTGATGAATGCGAGGATTTGGGCATAAAAAATGAGCCTGATGATGCGGCAACATCAACAAGCTCAAATTAGAAAAATATCCACTTAAAGTATACCACAGAAAGGACATATTATGGAATTCCTATTAGTTACTTACGATACCAGTGATTATTACTGGCAAAACAACACGCCTGTGCATAACCCAGATGAATTTTGGTTTAGATATTACGAATCCGATACAAATGTTCCAATCGATAACATTGGTGTTGGTGATTGGGTTGTTGTTAAATCAAGAAACGGCTTAGGCGTTGCTCGTGTTTTGAAAAAGGCAAAAGACCTTGATACTGTTCGGATGCAAGGTTTCAAAGGAAATGTAGTCAAACAGGTCATTGCAGTTATCGATACTTCTAAATGCGATAAACGCGAAAGTGATCGAGCTAAGTTGGAGGACATAGAAAAGAAACTCGAACAAAAGGCTAAGAATGCTGAACGCTTGACTATGTATCGATTACTCGCAAAAGATAATCCAGAATTCTCGGCATTACTTACTGAGTATGAATCTGTAAAGGCGTCTGTCGATGAATTATAACGCTTTCATCAACTCCAAGTCTAAAATGTCAGAATCTCATGGATTTGTTATTGACGCAGGTATGTTAAACAAGCATTTATTTGACTTCCAACGAGATATCGTTAAATGGGCCTTGGCAAAAGGTAAAGCTGCTATATTCGCAGATTGCGGATTGGGTAAAACTTTAATGCAGCTGTCCTGGGCGTATGAGATTTATCTACATACAGGTGGATCAGTACTCATATTAGCACCACTAGCTGTGGCTGCTCAAACACAGTCCGAGGGTGACCGTTTCGATATTCCTGTGACTATATGTGAATCTGATGATGACATTGTGCCGGGCGTTAATATTACGAATTATGAGAAATTGGGACGATTCAATACCGACAATCTGATAGGTGTCGTGCTTGATGAATCAAGTATCCTAAAGTCATTTACTGGTAAAGTACGTACAGATTTAATAAATCGATTCAGCAATACACCATATCGCTTGGCATGTACGGCAACACCTGCACCGAATGACTATATGGAGCTTGGCAATCATGCAGAGTTCCTCGGCATCATGAGCCGTAATGAGATGTTATCTATGTATTTCACGCACGATGGTAGTGATACCGCTAAATGGCGATTAAAAGGGCATGCAGAAAATACCTTTTGGGAATGGATGGCGTCATGGGCAGTCGTGCTAGATAACCCGGCATCCCTGGGGTATGAAGATGATGGCTATGAATTGCCTGAGTTACACGTACATGAAATCGTAGTTGATAAAACTGGCGAAGATATCCCTACTTTATCATTATTGGAACGCCGCAGAGCCCGCAAAGCATCTCTTGAATCAAGATGTAGAGCAGCAGCTGATTTAGTCAATGCATCTAATGAGCAATGGCTAGTATGGTGCGACCTTAATGATGAATCGACTACTTTGAAAGAAATGATTGATCTCGCAGAGGATGTCAAAGGTAGTGATAAGGCAACTCGAAAACAGGGCATGATGTTAGGTTTTGGTTCTGGATTCCTAAAATGCTTGGTAACAAAACCAAGTATCGCCGGATTCGGAATGAACTGGCAAAACTGCCACAATATGATATTCGTTGGGCTATCCGATAGTTATGAACAGTATTATCAAGCACTTCGACGATGCTGGCGATTTGGCCAGAAGCATGAGGTGAACGCATATATCGTAATTTCCGAAAAGGAGGGCGCGGTTAAAGCAAACATCGAACGTAAGGAAGCGGATGCTATAAAAATGAGGGACGCTATGATTGCGCTAACCCGTGACGCTGTTCGTACTGAATTATCTAAAACTAGACGGGAATCAACGGAATATAATCCGTGTGTGCCGATGGTGTTACCTAACTGGGCAGAAATGAGGGCTGTTATATGACTAAAATTTACGTTAGCCATCCATTCGGAGGGTTGGCTAAAAATAAAAAGAATGCTGACTCTGTATTAAAGTGGCTGCAGGAAGATATGGGCGTATTTCCAATAAAGGAACCTTTTGGCACTGATACGCATAATATATTCCTATCACCTATACATATGTTTGGGCATTTATATAACAAGGTTGATTATGATACCGGCATAGGCTGGTGTATTGACCTTCTAAGTGGTTGCGATGCAATCATAATGTGCAACGGCTGGGAGAATTCAACCGGGTGCAATTTGGAACTAGCTTATGCTAGGGATCATAACATAAGAGTCATCCACATCAATGAATTAAAAGCAGCCAAATTGACTAGATTAGCTGTTGATGCAGGCATGGATAAAGCTATAGCAGCCCTGTCTGGATTTGCAATGCTGCAAGCGCTAAATAAGAAAGCAAAGGAGGACCTACAACGTGAACGTGCTAAATCAGTTAATTGAGTCCCGATTTGCAATTTATAACGGCGACTCAGTGGAAGTGCTGAAAGGGCTACCTGATGATAGCGTTCATTACTCTATATTTAGCCCTCCATTTAGTAGCTTGTATGTGTACTCAAATTCCGATAGGGATATGGGAAACTCATCTACTGATAGTGAGTTTTGGCAGCACTTCAAGTACTTGATCACAGAACTATACCGCGTAATAATGCCTGGGCGATTAGTATCAGTCCATTGTATGGATTTACCGCTTACGAAATCCAGGGACGGTGTTATCGGAATGAAAGATTTTCCCGGTGATATTATTCGAGCCTTTCAGGATGCTGGATTCGTGATGCATTCCCGAGTCACGATTTGGAAAGACCCTCTTGTTGAGGCTACTCGGACAAAAGCGCTAGGGCTTTTACACAAGCAGATTGTAAAAGATTCTGCCATGTGTAGAATGGGGGCACCTGATTACATCGTGACATTGCGTAAGCCTGGTGACAATCCGGAGCCCATCGCGCATCCAGATGGATTTACTCAGTTCTTCGGTCAAGAGGAGCCTGAGGGAATCAAAGGAGTTGAACGACCGGCGCCGGATCCAGAGTTGTTTGATAAAAAACAAAAATATAATACGGAGCCTATGTATAGCCATCAAGTATGGCGACGATACGCTAATCCTGTATGGGCTGACATCCGTCAAACACATACGCTGAATTATAAAGCAGCTCGTGACAATAAGGATGAACGCCATATTTGCCCGCTACAGCTAGATACTGTGGCTCGTTGCATAGAATTGTGGAGTAACCCAAATGATATCGTACTTGATCCGTTTGCCGGTATTGGTACTGTACCAGTTATGGCACTTCGTATGGGGCGTAGGGCTTTAGGTTTTGAGTTAAAAGAATCGTATTACAACCAATCAATTATTAATATTCAGGAGGATTTAAACAATGATTAAAGTTGAAGTTCAAGGAGTTAATGTACTAGATGTATATAACCAGCTAAAAGCTGTGTTAAATCAATTCAGAAGTTTTGTAGATAACGATAGAGCAATGGATGATAAAGCCCCTGGCATAGTAGATACAGTGGTATCTACAGTAGCGACACCGTCCGTGTGCGTATCTAATCTCACACCACAAGATACGAATCAAGGTGTGCCTACTACAACAGTAGCGGTGCAACCAAACTCCGTATCCATGACGGCTCCTAATGCGGCTGTACAAGTTACTCCTACTCAAGTAGCCGTTACGGCACCAACTGTCAACGTAGCCACTGCAGCACCGGCACAAACTGCAGCACCGGCACAAACACCTGTTACCGCTCCGGTATCTCAAGAAGTTAAAAAGTATACATTGCCTGAAATTCAAGCAGCGCTTGCACCATTACTTGACGCAGGGAAAGCTGTAGAATTGCAACAATTAATGGCACAATTCGGTGTTCAATATTTAGGTGAAGTACCTGAGGATAGATACCCTGAATTAGTAAATGCAATTAGAGGATTGGGGGCAAGAATCTAATGGCACCTCGATCACATGCATTATTAAACGCATCGGGGTCGCACCGGTGGCTGCATTGTACAGCCGCCCCTCTCCTAGAGGAGAACTTTCCCGATAGTACATCTGTGTATGCAAAGGAAGGAACCCTGGCACACGAACTGTGTGAGCTAAAACTACAGAAGTATACCACGGCCATGGCGAAATCCACATACACTCGCAAGTTCAACAAAATCAAAAAGGATGAATTGTGGCAACCAGAAATGGACGATACTTCGGAAACATACCTTGAATATGTCAAAGGCGTTATGTTAGGTTGCACGGCAACTCCAGTAGTAGCCATTGAAAAACGCGTTGATTTTAGCCGCTATGTACCCGATGGATTCGGCACGGCTGACTGTATTATTCTATCCGGCGACACCTTGCACATCGTTGATTATAAGCACGGAAAAGGGGTAGTCGTTGATGCGGAACACAATCCGCAAATGATGTTATATGCCCTCGGTGCGATTGATGCATATAGATTACTCTATATGTTCAATACGGTCAAAATGACTATCGTGCAGCCCCGTGTTAATAACATCAGTGAATGGGAAATCCCTACGGCAGAACTACTGGAGTGGGGTAATACCTTTGTCAAACCTCGTGCAGACGAGGCCATGTCCGGCAATGGTAAATTTGAACCCGGCGACTGGTGCAGATTCTGCAGGGCGAAACAACAGTGCAAAGCCCGATATGAGGCAAACGACTCATTGCACAGTGCGCTAGTTGCTAATCATGATCCTCGACTTATCTCGATGACAGAACTCGGTGAATACCTTCGTCGAGGGAAAGATGTCGCTGCTTGGCTCGAGGATATGAAAGACTACGCACTCACCGAATCTCTTAATGGGGTGACAGTCCCTGGCTGGAAAGCCGTAGAGGGTCGTGGTAGTCGGGCCTTTCAAGACACCGATGCTGCTATCGATACTTTAATCAAAGCTGGCATCGATGAAAGCATTCTGTATGAACGTAAGACATTAACATTGGCACAGATGGAAAAGACCATCGGTAAAACCCAATTTAATGATATGGTAGGCGACATGATCGTTAAGAAAGCAGGCAAGCCTACCCTAGTTGAGGAATCCGATAAGCGCCCTCGGATTACCAATCAACCTACTGCGGCGCAAATATTTAATGTATCTAATGATAATAATGGAGGTAATTAATTATGTCATTCGTTCCACAACCAACTGAAGTATTATTGCAAAATGTTCGTGTATCCTACTGCCATCTATTAGAACCTTGGGCTAATTCCACACAGCCTGGTGCTAAACCTAGATATTCAGCTACTATTCTTTTACCTAAAACTGATGTAGCTCAACACCAAGCTCTCATGAATGCTATCGAAGCTGCTATCCAAGCAGCACGTACTAAATTTGGCGCACGTGTTCCAGCACAGCCTAAAGTACCAATTCATGACGGTGATGGCTACACACAATCCGGTAAGGAGTTTGGTCCTGAATGTAAAGGTCATTGGGTATTTACGGCAGCGCAAGACGCTAGCTATAAAGTTGAAGTAGTAGATCTTCAAGGTAATCCTCTCACAAATCCTACACAAGTATACTCCGGCATGTATGTCAATGTACTCGTTCGATTCTTCTTCTATTCTAATCAATCCACTGGTATCGGATGTGGTTTAGGTCCTGTTCAAAAAGTACGCGATGGTGAAGCATTGGGTAGCATGCCAGTAGCTGCATCCTCTGTATTTGGTGCACCTCAAGGTAGCGCAGCTAATGTATATACTGGGGCTCCAGTAGCAGGTCAACCTGTGCAACAACAAGCACCTCAACAAGGTTATGTACAACCGGCATATGCTACGACACCTCAGCAATCTGTACAACAAGCTCCTGTAGGGATTAACCCTGTAACTGGTCAACCTTACTAATAGGTGCCTGATATGAGGCATCTAAGTATTGATATAGAAACATATTCATCGACTGATATCTCATTCGGAGTGTACAAATACACTGAATCGCCTGATTTCGCTATATTACTCTTTGCGTATTCCTACGACTTTGGCCCTGTTGAAGTCGTAGATTTAGCGCAGGGAGGGGTAATTCCTGACTGTGTAATTCGTGATTTATTAAACCCAGATGTAATCAAGCACGCTTACAATGCACAATTTGAAATTACGTGTCTAGATCGTGCAGGTTTACTCACATCTGGTGATCAGTGGCAGTGCACGATGATTCACGGTGCCTACCTAGGATATCCTATGGGCCTAGCTTTACTCGGCAAGGCCCTGGGATTACCCCAGGATAAGAAAAAGGATACATCAGGGAAAGCACTTATCAAGTACTTTTGTACGCCATGTAAGCCTACTAAACGTAATGGGGGCCGTACCCGTAATCTACCTAGACACGATATGGATAAATGGAATGCTTTTGTCGAGTACAACCGCCAGGACGTTATCACTGAGATGGAATGTTATCACAGATTAGCTTCTTTCCCTGTACCTGATGATACGTGGAAAGATTGGTATCTTGATATTCAAATCAATAGTAGAGGTGTACGCATTGACCATGAATTGGTTGAGGGTGCCTTATACATTGATGAGGAAAATCGCGAAATACTGATGAATGAGGCTTACCAAATCACAGGACTTAGCAACCCTAACAGCCGGAATCAATTACTCGATTGGTTAAACAATAATACTAATGTCAGTCTTGAGAAGTTAACTAAGGACACTGTGGCCGATGCTCTGATGGATGCGGATGACGTTGCTGCAAAAGTGCTTATGATTCGAAAGAAACTCGCAAAGTCATCGGTATCTAAATACACCATGATGGATGGCGCTATGGGTGCTGATCTTCGTCTCAGAGGAACATTGCAATTCTACGGCGCTAACCGTACCGGACGCTGGGCGGGTCGTCTTATCCAGGTGCAAAACCTACCGAGAAATTACATCGAGAACCTCGACACGGCTCGGCATCTCGTTAAGACCAAAAACCGTCAAGGGTTAGAACTTCTATACGGCGATGTATCGGATACGCTATCTCAATTAATTCGTACCTCAATTATTGCTGAAGAAGGTAATACATTATGTGTGGCCGACTTTTCAGCCATTGAGGCTCGTGTTATTGCATGGTTATCGGGAGAACATTGGCGCCAACGTGTATTCGCTGAGGGCGGAGACATATACTGTGCTTCCGCGTCATCGATGTTCGGTGTTCCCGTTGTTAAACACGGCGAGAATGGGCATCTAAGACAAAAAGGTAAAGTTGCTGAATTGGCACTCGGATATCAAGGCGGAGTGAATGCATTAAAAGCCATGGGCGCTCTTGATATGGGGCTTCATGAGGAAGAATTACCTGAAATCGTAAATTTATGGCGTAACGCATCACCTAGAATACGAGATTTATGGTATGCCGTTGAGAATGCGGCCGTATACACCGTTACTACCGGGAATCCTATAGGCCTTGACCATGGCATTATGTTTCGTTTGGAAATTGATCCAATATATGGATACCGATATATGACGATTGAACTACCTAGCGGACGTAAGCTATTTTATCCTAGCCCAAGCATTAAGCAAAATGCATTCGGTAAGGATGCTGTACATTTTAAGACTAAAGTAAATGCTGCATGGGTTACTGAAAGTACCTATGGGGGTAAGTTAGTCGAAAACATCACACAAGCAGTCGCTCGCGATTGCTTAGCATTGACGCTGCGCCGATTGGAGGATGTAGGATATCAAATTATCATGCACATCCATGACGAAGCTGTACTTGAAATCAATAAGGATAACGCAGAATCAACATTGGATGATGTTAACGCTATATTCTCAATCGCCATACCTTGGGCAGATGGACTACTATTATCATCCGCAGGATTTACTAACGACTATTATATGAAAGATTAGGAGGGGATACACTTGCAAAACGATAAACTGATTACCATCAGTATCGGTGCGAGTCGCACATCAAAGCAATGGACCCGTACGGAGATGTTGTGGTCAGAGTTTTGTGAACGCCTCAAAATCCCCGTTCGTACAACAGAAACTGTGGACGAATACCACAGATTACCAAAATCTGAGAAAAGCAAGTTAAAGGACATAGGCGGCTTTGTTGGTGGTACGTTAAATGGTCTGCAGCGTAAAGCTATCAACATGTCTGGGCGTGATCTGATTACCCTTGATATGGATGCCATATCACCTGGAGAAACTGAGAACGTCGCCCGCACGATTGACAGCCTCGGCATGGCATATGCCATCTACTCAACCCGTTCTCACACTGTGCATCGTCCGCGGTTACGTGTTATCGTCCCGACTGATAGAACGATGACACCTGACGAGTATGAGCCTATCGCTCGTAAGCTGGCGGAGCTCATCGGCATTGGTATGATGGATGGAACTACGTTCGAGGCATCTCGGCTTATGTACTGGCCATCATGCCCAAACGATGCGCAATACGCATATTACGTAGGCGATAAGGCGTTCTTATCTGCTGACGGTATGCTCGGCCAATATACTGATTGGCGAGATGTACGTTCTTGGCCACAAGTACCTGGTAAGGAAGCATCTCAACATGAGAAACAGCTACTTGCGAAACAAGCTGATCCGAGAGAAAAGCCAGGTATCGTAGGTGCCTTTTGTCGAATATACGGTATCCGTGAGGCAATTGATAAATTCATACCTCATGCATATGTCGATGTTGATGGCAGCGAGGACCGTTTAACGTTCGTTACTGGCTCAACAGTAGCCGGGGCAGTTATCTATGATGACGATACATTCCTGTTCAGTCACCATAATACTGACCCGTGCAGTGGTCAACTGGTTAATGCCTTTGACCTTATCCGGTTGCATAAGTTCCACGGCTTAGATGAGACGGCTAAGGATGGGACACCTGGGCACAAGCTGCCATCTTACATGGCTATGTCTAAACTAGCTATGCAAGATACGGTAGTCGTTAATGAACTCAACATGGCCCGTGCCCGAGAATCGGCATCAAATGTATTTGCTGATATTATCACGGACGTATCGGCTCACGCTGAGACATCCGACCTCGACCCTAATGCGTTAACGAACGTCGACTGGATGAAAAGTTCGGCTTTAAAGTACGACGAGAATGGTCGACCTAAGAACACACTAGATAACATGCTTAAAATTATGCATCATGATCCGGCGCTTGTCGGTAGACTTGCCTATGATAGATTTGGTTCGAGATACGTGGCAAAAGGGGCCCTACCATGGAACCCAACACCAGGACTTCGCATATGGACCGATGCAGATGATGCGGGCTTACGGTGGTACCTAGAAAATAAATATGATATTACTGGCAAAGATAAAATCATGGATGCCCTCATCATGTGTGCTGAGCAAAATGGATTTAATGAAGTGCTAGATTACCTTAACGGGTTATCCTGGGATGGTATTGCCCGATTGGATACTATATTCATCGACTACTTAGGGGCTGAGGATAATGTGTATACTCGTGCAGCTGCTAGAAAGTCATTTACGGCGGCAGTGGCGCGAGCGTTTGAGCCCGGATGCAAGTATGACACGATGCCAATTCTTATCGGCGGTCAGGGTATTGGTAAAAGTACCCTTATCCGCACGATGGGCAAGAAGTGGTATGCTGATGGCTTAAACACCTTTGAAGGTAAGGAAGCTGCAGAAGGTATTCAAGGTAAATGGATTATAGAAGCTGGTGAAATGGCGGGGTATTCGAGGGCTGAAGAAAATGCATCCAAGCAATTCCTAAGTCGTCAGGTAGATGTATTTCGTCAAGCGTATGGCCGACGTACACAAGAATATCCACGGCAGTGCGTGTTTTTTGGCAGTACGAATCAATATGAATTTCTAAAAGATATTACAGGTAATCGCCGATTTTGGCCCATTGATCTTGAAATGACGACTCCACGAAAGAATATATTTGTTAATCTTCCGGGAGAAGTAGACCAGTTATGGGCGGAGGCCTTGTATCGGTATAAAAGCGGTGAAAGTCTCATTATCGAGGATGACCCGGCTGTACTAAAACTGGCTGATGCGGCAAGAGAGGCGCATATGGAATCAAATACCAAAGCAGGACTGATTAATGAGTTTTTATTAATCAAAGTGCCGTTAAATTGGAATGTGATGAGTCGTAGTGCCCGGAGGACATACCTTAGCATGAATGCTAAAACTGCCGAGGGTCAAGAGTTAGTATATCGTGACCGTATTTGTGCGGCAGAGGTTTGGTGGGAGTGTTTCGGTAACGACCCAAGCCGCATGAAGAAGATCGAGACCAGGGAAATTAATCAAATACTGGCGGACTCCCCGTACACAATGGGCGGAAGTCAGTTAATGAGATTTGGTGAATATGGACATCAAAGAGGGTTCAGAATCAACGAGTCAAAACTGAAATCATAGCGTTAACATTCTCAATTAAGCGTTAACATTCTCAGTATTTTTGTTAACATTAGAATGTTAACGAATTCGGAGAATGTTAACGTACTATGTTAACGCATAAAGTCAGTATTTATCTACATTCATATAGGTTGGTTAACATTGTTAACATTATATACTGGTAAATATCAAAACAAAGAGTTTTAAGAAAAAATACGCCCTTTACAGCCTTAATTTGAACCCTCATATACGCGTATGTAAACATGTTAACGTTTAAAAATTTCAGAGGTGAGAAATGTTAGAAAAGGATATCGAGAAAAAATTAGTTGCAGGCGTCAAACGTTCGGGAGGTAAAGCGTATAAGTTTGTATCCCCTGGTAATGTCGGTGTGCCTGATCGTATTGTCATATGGCCGAATGGTGTTATTCATTTCGTAGAATTGAAGACATCCAAAGGTGTACTTTCGCGATTGCAGGGAGTCCAAGTCCGTGAACTCCAAAAGCTAAATCAAAAAGTATTTGTGTTAAAAGGTGCTGATGCGGTGACTGGTTATCTGGATCAATTCATAGAAGAATTTGGGGTGAAAGCGTAATGCAGTTTATCGATTTCTTCTCCGGGATTGGAGGTTTCCATAGTGGATTAGAGAAAGCAGGTATGAAATGTGTTGGATGGTGTGAATTTGATAAATTTGCGCAAGCATCGTATAGGGCGATGTATGATACAGCAGATTTATGGTTTGGTGATGATATTCAAAAAGTTAAAGGCCACGAACTACCGAAAGCCGATTTATGGACATTTGGATTTCCTTGCCAAGATGTAAGCGTTGCAGGAAAACAAAAGGGTATAAAAAAGGGAACGCGAAGCGGATTGTTTTATGAAGTTATGAGGTTGCTAGATGAATGTGAAGAAAATAGACCCCAGTGGCTTATGTGTGAAAACGTTAAGAATTTGTTGTCAATCGATAACGGAAGAGGATTCCTTAATGTTATCAGTGAAATGGCCGAAAGAGGGTATAGTATCGAATGGGGTGTGTACAATTCCAAAAACTACGGAGTCCCGCAAAACCGAGAACGCGTGTATATTATTGGATATTCTGGAAGAAAATGTTCCAGAAAGTTATTACCTATCCCCAGAGAAAACGCAAAAACTCTTAAGCAAATCGTTGGTGGTTCACAAGGGATAAGGGTATACGATCCAGAAGGAACAAGTTGCACTTTGTCAGCGCAAGGTGGTGGAATGGGTGCAAAAACTGGATTGTACACTATTACGGAAAGTGGTATTCATAATCTAGGGAATGTTACTGCCTATAAAAATGATTACACAGTACACGCAAGCGGTGTAGCACGAACGTTAATGGCAAGCGATTATAAACACGTTCCAAAAGTAGCTATTAAAAATGCAACAAAACAAGGGTATTCAATGGCAGAAGTCGGCGACGGCACAGATCTTGCATATCCAGAAAGCGAAACACGAAGAGGTCGAGTGCAGCCACAACGATTTAATACCTTAACAACAAGTGATAATCTGGGTGTTCTTGTAAATGGTGAACCTATCAGAATTAGAAAATTAACGCCTAAAGAATGCTGGCGTCTACAAGGTTTTACAGATGAACAGTTTGAGAAAGCGGCCGCAGTAAATAGCAATAGTCAGCTTTATAAACAAGCTGGTAACGCGGTTACGGTAAATGTGGTTGAAGAAATTGGAAAACATATTATATGTTTCCATACTTTATACGGAGGTGTGTGATATGCAGTTTATTCCGCATGCGTATCAGCGATATTGTATCGACAAGACCGTTAATCAAAATAAGATAGGGTTATTCCTAGATATGGGTTTAGGAAAAACGATTATCACGTTATCTGCCATATACGAATTGAAGTACTCTAGATTTGCCATCCGTAAAGTGCTAATCATAGCGCCTAAGAAAGTAGCGGAGGCTACATGGCAACGAGAAGCACGAAAATGGGACGGTGTAGGTATATTGAGAATATCTACGGTATTAGGCAGCCTGAAAAAGCGTATTAAGGCTTTAAACACACCTGCCGACATCTACATCATTAATCGCGAGAATGTAACGTGGTTAGTTGATTACTACAAGAATGCATGGCCATTTGACATGGTAGTTGTGGATGAATCTAGTTCCTTTAAAAACCACACAGCTAAACGCTTTAAATCATTAGCCTATATGCATAACCACATCAAGCGCATGGTGTTGTTAACAGGTACGCCAGCCCCTAACGGATTAATCGACCTATGGGCGCAAGTGTATTTATTAGACCGCGGCGCGTCGTTAGGAAAAACGTATACAGGATTTAGGGATTACTATTTCGAGCCCGATCAGAGGTCACGCGAAATGGTGTACTCCTATAAACCTAAATCCGATTCAAATGACAGTATCATGGCGGCAATATCTGGGTTATGCATATCCATGAAAGCTGATGACTATTTGGAGCTACCTCCAGTCATCAACGATATTAAATATGTGCAGTTAGATTCAAAAGCTAAAAAGGCATACGAAGATATGGAGCGCACATCTGTATTAGAGTTGATTGAAGCTGGCGAAGATATCACAGCTTTGAGTGCAGCAGCATTATCCACAAAGCTACAACAGTTAGCGAACGGTGCTGTATATGATGGCGACAGAAACGTTCACGAGATACACGGCTGTAAGATTGAGGCTTTTATGGAACTTGTAGAACAGTTAAACGGAAAGCCTGCATTAGTGTTTTATAACTTCAAGCATGACTGTGAACGGTTAAAAGCAGCATTAGCTAAGACTAAATTAAGAGTCTGTGAATTAAAAGGTGCCGATGATGAGATAGCGTGGAATGCTGGAGAGATTGATATTCTATTAGCACATCCGGCTAGTACAGCATACGGGCTTAACTTACAAGACGGCGGGAACCACGTAATATGGTTCGGGTTAAATTGGAGTCTTGAGTTATATCAACAAGCTAATAAGCGGCTACATCGCCAAGGCCAAATGGAGAAGGTAATTATCCATCATCTAATATGTGAGGGAACTCGTGATGAGGATATGATGGATGCGCTAGCCCAAAAAGACCGAGCACAGGAATATGTGCTGCAAAGCCTAAAAGCGAGAATCGATAAATACAGAAAGGATGATTAATATGGATCAATTTATAATGGCGGGATTATTCGGAGCTATTGTAATAATAGTGTGTTACACAACTATTCAAGTTATGGAAATCGTTGATAAACGAAAATACAAGACTGTATACGGGTTAACCCCAGGTAGATTGTATGAGCGACCAGATAATCCCCCGCCGCCACCTACTAGGCTATCAGCTAGTGAAGAGCTAAGTCGTTACATAGCGAATGAAGAATTGAGACGTTTCGGAGAAGCAACGAATCGATTTGGTATAAATATGGGAAGAAATATATTAGATAGACCTCATAGACCTTCCAGACCTCCTGAACCTCCTAGTCACTATACACAAGGTGATATTGAGGTCATCGATTACATCGAAGACAAGAAACTAGGGTATCGATTAGGTAATGTCGTGAAGTATGTATCCAGAGCTGGTCATAAGGACGATGCTATTAAGGATTTGAAAAAAGCCAGTTGGTATCTAAATCGGGAGATTGTAAAGAGGGAAGAACATGACAAAAGTCGAGCGTCTACTAATTAACAAAGGGCACTATCTAGATGACACGTATCATCTTGTCATGGATATAGTTAAGGTTGTAGATAATCTCGAAGATAACGTTGCCGAGAGATTAGATGATGACCTGAGTGATGATGCGTACGCCATGTGTGAGGAGATGTTTACTGCTGTCGAGCAATGCAAAGCGGATATGGTAGAAGCCATCGAGGATATTGTCGAACGTATGGAGGTAAAGGATGCAAAAGCGTAGAAGCAGGGCAGATGTGATTGTAGGTGCCATACAGTCAGATTTGAGTCTCGCCATCATACGAGCCCGTAATAGACAACTGAGATCACCTATGCTAGATGATAGAATTCGTGAAAGCGGATATATTGACGGATTACTACGAGCACAGATGATTATCAGTAAATATGGAGACTATCGCGTATGATGGCTAAGGAAGAACTACAAGCTGTCCGCCATACTGAACAGCGAATGCGTGCGCTGGAGATTCAGCTAGATGCGATTAACCGAGATTTACATTCAGAAGCTATACAGATATGTGAATCGGGAGATGCTATGCCACGAATCAGTAAGCACTTACAAGAATGTAGGGAGGAACTGAACAGAGAATGGGATGAGTTGATTGACTCTCGAAACAAGGTCAAGCATGTCATCAGCCAAATAGCTGACGGGCAATACAGAGATGTATTGAATCTCAGATATATTAATGCATTGCCATGGGAGCAAATAGCTGTCGAACTAGGGTATTCGTGGCGACAAGTTCACAGACTTCACAAGAAAGCAATAGCTGAATTTGAAAAGATGGCATAGAATGGCACACTCTTAATTTAATATAATGTAAGTGTAGTAGATAGCAGGCAGTGTCTGGCCCGCACAATATGTCTGCCTGCTGCACTGCCCCGGGGTAGACCTTACTTAGTTGAGGTCTACCCTTTTTTATTGATTATCAATGATAATTCCTAATTGAGAAAATGAAAATTTGGAAAAGGTACTCCGCGGGCGAAAAATGGCCGCTGGTCGCCCCCGCGCGATGGTCCTCTCTCTGTGAGAAAAATTTTCCTGTTGAATGTAGAAAGACGAATTTAGAAAGGAGTACACCTATGGCGGACACAAAACCGAGAGTGAAATTTGATGCTGCAGGCAATCTGCTCGTATCCAGCACTCAACTATGTGACCTCTTGCGGGTCACTCCGGAAATTATTTCTCGACATCATAAAGCAGGGATGCCTAAAGCCTCTGTAGGTTGGTGGAATCTCCGGGAAGTCCTCGTGTATTTAGGACAGGCGAAAGGTGATAATGCTAAAAGCAAATCCGCATCAACTCGTAAGTTAGAAGCCGAAGCAGATTATAAAGAAGCAAAGGCCGCGCGTGAAAAGAAAATGCTAGATGTGCTTAATGGAGAATATGTCCCTCGTGCTGATGTTGCACAGGCATGGGCTAGCCGAGTATTGGAGATGAAGACATCATTTACCAAATTAGGTAAGCGTATTGGAAGTGAATTCACGGATCCTGAGGAACGTGCTCGTGTAGAAAAGGTGGTGAATGGCCTTGTCGAAGAATACCTCGAAAGCTACGCACGCGAAGGCGAGTACACGCCGAAAGTCAAAGCCACGGGAAAAGATAAGTCCAAAGGTTGACTGGTTCCCTGAGGAATTAGAGGCATTCAAGCCACCTGAAAGATACACCGTTTCGGAATGGGCGGATAGGTACAGGGTACTGACTAATATATCTGCTGAACCTGGACGATGGCGTACAGCGCGGACACCTTATCTCAAGGAGCCTATGGACAAATTCACGGACCCTCTTATTGAAAGCATCTCGTTATGTTTCGGGGCGCAGATTGGTAAGACGGAAGCTGAGCTTAATATGATTGGGTATGCGTTACACCAAACCGCATCACCAGTCATGATGGTTTATCCGACGGATACTATCGCAAAATTTGCTAGCGATAAACGTGTGCAACCGATGATCCGGAGCGTAGAACCATTGGCAGATATGTATGACGAGGGCAGTAAGCTGCTGGAGTTAGACTTCGTTAATGGGAACTACATGGTGCTTGTTGGGGCGAACTCACCAAGCAGCTTATCAAGTCGGTCAATTAAGTACTTATTCTTCGATGAAATTGATAAGTATCCAGCTTTCTCCGGTAAGGAAGCGAATCCAATTAAGCTGGCTGAGGAACGTACCAAGACATTCGTTGATAAGAAGATTGTAAGAGTGTCAACTCCTACGATTGAAAGTGGCAATATTTGGCAGTCCTATATGGACGCAAATGAACGCAAGCAGTATTACGTGCCATGTCCGCATTGCGGGGTGTCGCAGACCCTCAAATTCAAACAGATAAAATGGCCGGAGGAACACCATGGCAATGCGGATATGATACGTGATACCGCATATTATGAGTGCGAACATTGTAAGCACCGTATTGATGATAAGCACAAGATGGATATGCTCCGGCAAGGCGAATGGCGGACTGTGAATGAATCGCAAGTCCGAGTTGTCCGGTCGGTAGCCTATCATCTGTCATCCCTTTATTCTCCATGGGTCACATTCGGGGATGTAGCGTATGAGTTTGTCAAATCAAAGGATACACCAAGCGAGTTGATGAACTTTATCAACTCGTGGCTAGCAGAACCGTGGAAATCTGCTAAAACTAAAAGCACACAAAATCTCGTGTTTACACAATCAGAAGTTCCTCGTGGTGTTGTGCCACAGCATGCACCATTACTCATTGCATCCGTCGACGTGCAGCAAGATCATTTCTGGTGGGAAGTTAGAGCCTACGCTCATGGCGTATCAAGCTACCTAGTCGATTATGGTCAAGCAAGTAGTTGGGGAGATTTAACTGAGATACTTATTGATAGAGAATATCCATCAGAGTATGGTGAGGCCCGTAAGATTGTGAGGGCTGGTATCGATAGCGGCTACCGAACAGACGAAGTATATCAGTACTGTGCGCAGTACCCAGAAGTATGTGTGCCAGTTAAGGGTGATTCATCGCACAGTCCTCTAGCGCCTCCTTATAAAATGAGCAGCATCGAGAAGGGCGTCATTGGAGGTATGAAGCTGTATGTAGTGAATACCGACTATTGGAAGGACTTTATATTTGCACGTATGGTACGCCCGGCCAATGAGCCTGGTACAATCCATCTATTTAAGGATTGCCCTGAGGAATATTCGGAGCACCTTCGGTCGGAGGAAAAGCAGGAAATCCGAAACGTGAAAACGGGGGCAGTAACTGTGCAATGGAAACCATTAACCAGTCATCCAACAAACCACTTATTGGATACATGTGTATACAACGCCATGGTGGCGGATTCGGTAGGCGTTAAATACTTACCCGAATATGATCTGGATACTGATGAGGAGGAAGACGATACGGATGACGAAGACTTTAATGCAGATAGCAGAGGTTGGTTTAGTTAAGAAGGAGGTGAGACCATGAGCG